AGCAAACCAAAGAGTTACAAGCGTAAAAGAAACTACAACCATAGTAAGACTAACAGATGGCTTACCTTCATCGTTTTTTAAAAACATTCTCATGATACTTCTAAATATAGTCAACCAGAAAGAATAATACCAAATAGGTTCCAAGGGCTATCTTAACAGAAAGAATGAATGCATCATCAAGCTTGTTTCTAACCTTTTTAGAGCACTTATTATTTGTTATATTGGGTTTAAACATGCTAAAAACTATGGTAGTATATACTTATAGGTAGAGGAAAGCACCTAATGACGTTGACTGCATATGAATATAACTATGCACAATAGTACAAATGAAGGAAACAACAAAATGAAAACCACAAACAAAATCTCACTAATCCCACTTATCGCTATCTTTGCTGCCCTTCTAGGTCTTGTTGGCTGTAAGAAAAATACTTACACAGCGTGGATAGAAGTTCCATGTGAGTTGTCACCACAAGACTCTGTGTACTCTGAACTTTCATTTATGGAAGATGGTTCGTACACCTACACAGTAAATGCAAACTACAGAGCACAACTTGACAATGCAAATGAAGACCTTGTATGGGTTGAGGTATGCAACTATAATGAACCATGGTCAGAAGAACCATGTGTATTCACTGAAACTAGAAACACATATGCAAATTGTGGCTCTACTCTTGAAACGGTTCACTGCACAACAAGCCAAGATGGGTTTGAAGTTTGCACAACACTAAACAGCATTGACCTAGTTCCAATTGCTTCAATGGTCTTTATTGAACCAAACTAAGTTTACATACAAGCAGATAACAAAAAGGCACCTATAGTGGGTGCCTTTTCATTTAAGTTATTGTGTTGATTAGATGCTATCAGACGCTATAAGACACTTCGTAGAAGAAGTTGTTGGTTCCAAAGGAAGAACCCGTTGTAACTTCAATCACAAGACTAGCAGCGACTCTTGTTGCTTGGACCTTGCTGAATCGGGTTGACGTCTGGTCCTGATAGAACGCAAACGGAGACATTGTTGTTGTTAGAGGTGTAAGACCTGTTGGAGGTGAAATAACCACAGTGTAGAGCGTGCTAGACTGCCATCCCGTTGTGTCTAGAGAGAACGAACACTTAGCGTGCACCTGGTCACCAATCCTTTGATAGGAACCAGCTTGCGACGTAACGTCATTTACGTTGGCACCTGTTCCACCTGTAATAGATGACGCTGTAGGAGTCCATGCTCCTGCAATAAGTGCAGTCTCACCGCCAACGCCAGCAGTTTGTACCATAGCTGACTGTACAGTTGCACCAGCACCAGCCTGGTTGATTGGACCAGTAATTGTGATATCTGGTGAACTAAGGTACATGTGACCAGAACCCATGTAAAGGGAACCAGAGTACATGTCGATATAAGAGTTTAGACCAGGACTTGCAACATTCTTAGTTTCAAGAAGAATTCTTGTATGCGAGTTACCTGGAACAATACCAGAACCAAATGTAGCCTTGTTGCCTGTAGCACCTGTGTAAGTTTGAACAAGAGAACCTGTTGCTTGAATAAGAGGAGCTTTTAGTGCAATAGAACCCACAGAAGAAGCAGACAGTATCATATTTTCTTTTGAAAGAGATAGTTGTGAATTTGTGGTACTTGTACCATTAAAACTTTTTGAACGAAGGATAATATATCCATCAGAAAGCCCACTCTGTAATATTGAATATTCTTCATAGTCAGGTCCACCAGGCGTTAGATATTTTTTTGTAGTTTCTGTAGTTCCGAATGTATTAGCAAATACAGATGATTCATAAGTTGGATTAGCTGCATCATCGGTGGAAAAAAGACTAACCTTATTGTTTTCTACTAGAGCATATGAATTATATTGTGTTGCACTTGAAGATACAACAAATCGAATTTTATCGGTATTTGAGTTTACATAAATTTGAGATAGATCATTTGTAGAACCATCAAATCCAAGTGCAACACTTCTATCATACGCACTTTGTAAGCCACCAGAAACATAGTCTGTAGCCTGACCTAGAACATAGTTCAAGTACTGAGCAGGAACACTTCCACTTGGTGTAAAACCAATCTGTTCATAACCTGCTGGAGGTTCTACTCTAGTTGGAGTTCCTGACCATGGCAAAGAGCCTGTTGGGTAGTTTGTGTCTGTTGACCATGTATATGACATAATTTATGCGTTCTTTCTTTTATCTAAATATGTAGGTTAAAGTTTATATCTTAGTAGTACTTGGGGATAATATGTGAAACAAAGCCGCCAAAGATAGGAGGTTCTTGTGCTGGAATGGTTGCAAAGCCATTGTGATTGTCATAAGTTAGAGTATCTTGTGCATCTGAACAAATCAAAGCAGAGTCTAGAGTTGCATTCAAAGTAACAACATGAATACTAACTCCACCAGCAGATGCATCTTGTAGTCTTCCTGCAAGTTGTTGTGGTTCATCTAGAAGAGGACCAAGTAGTTCTGCTACAATTGCATTTGGGTAGTACTGACCAAAGAAGTACTGTTCAAGGTCTGGTTCGTGAACTAAAGCAATGTTGATTAGTTCTTCAATTTTACCATTTGACTTGTTAACTAAGATTCTTGACTGAATAGCTCTTCTGTAGTCATCGTCATCTCTACCGTTTCTTGGCTCTATAACAATGTTTCCAATAACATCAAGTTGAATACCAACTGCATTAGAGATCCATCTTTCATAGTGAACCTCAAGAGTTGCTGTCTGTAGGGCATCAAGTTGTGCTGCATAAGAGCCTAGAAGTGCCTTTAGAACCTCTGAATCCTTGTATTGACCCAGGAGTAGCTCCTCTGCTTGTGTGACGTTAGAACCAAGACTAGTAAGTTCTCCACTTGGGTTGTAGTCAGGAGTTTCTGTGTTGTAAGTTGCCATAGGTTTTGTTTTTCTCTTTTTCTAAATTGATTTGAATATGCAATGTTATGTCTTGTCTATTATGCACTGTTAGTTGAATATGCACTTATGCACCATTAGCCTACGTAATGATCAAATTTATATCTGAGACGTTCATTGTAATATATTCCCTAACGGTTGGAGTAATGTTTGCAGTTCCAAGAGTATCTGTGGTCTTTGCCATTGTCATCGAAACAACATCTAGTACACCCGTGACTCTACCTGCACAGATAAACTGAGTCCACTGTAGTTCTTCACCAGGTGACATTGGTGCATATAGAGAGATTGCTTCTTTTGCAGCAGCCAAGTTGAACACACCAGTTTGTACTCTTAGGGTCCACTCAGACTTTACAGCAACTTCTACAGGTCTTGAGAAACCAATAACATGTTCAAGTCCCTGAGAGTCAACAACAAGTTCATCTTGAGTACCAGAAGCTCTAATCCCACCAGCCTTAGCTGCATAGATAACTTCTGCAAGAGCCTGATCATCTTCTGCTGTAGGAGAAGTAGGACCAAAAACAACTGCTTCAACTGAGTAAGGTTCTACTCCATTTGCATCTACAACACCAGTTACATTTTCATATACTGTAGCGGTAACTGCACCAAGAGTTGCATTTGAAAGAATTGCTGCTCTAATTGCATCTGTAGTTGTAGAACCAGACCCACCTTGAGCTTCTAGTTCTCTACGAAGTCTAAGGTCATCATCTGCTTCAACATTGGTTCCATTTGTGATACCACTAGCAACAGAGATAACTGTAAATCCAACAACTGGACTTGCAATCTCCCAAGTTGTTGCAGTTGTGTATGCAGTTTCACCAACGGTAAGAGCTTCAAAGATAACACCAGCAACTGCACCACCTGGTGAGATAATTTCTTCAAGGTTTGCAGATCTTGTTGTAGTTCCAACTGGTCTAATAACCAAAGTACCAGCTGCGTATGTACCAGCAGCTAGTGTAGCCGTGTGAACAGTTCTTGAAGCAGTTGCTGCAAGCCTTGTAGTGCCTGTAATTGCCGCTACATTGTCTTGTACGGTTCCACCATTGGAGTCAGGATTCAAGCCGTTATAGACGCCATCTAGAGCCTCCCAGGCTATTCTAATTTGGTTAGCCATAATACCATTGAGTTGTCCAAGAGCACTTGTTTCTGACTGGTCAACGTTTGGACCAATAGCAGAAGAAGCTAACTGTTGAGACTTAATCTCAGTTAGAATCTCTTCAAGAGTTGGAACAATTAGTCCAGTTGATGTTAATCCAGTTGTCATGTTGATTTATATCTTTCTTTATCTAAATAATTAGTTATAACTGTAGGTGTATTCAAAAGGAACCCAAAACAAAAGATTCATAGTCTTCACTTCTAATGGTCTTTCCACTTGCTAGAGTAGCTGTCCATGTTAGAGTTGCTGCTCTTGTTGCTCTGTTGACTTCTAGCGTTACAAGAGGAACCGTTTGAATCTCTGGAACCTTTAGAATTGCTGCTCTAAACAAAGACTCAACAATTCTAGAGTTTGGATTCTTTACAAGGATTCTTTGAATATATGGAATTCCAACTTTGGTATTAAGAAACCATTCACCTTGCCAAGTTAGAAGTCTTTGTCTGATACCCTGAACTGCTGCTTCTTCTTCTGTTGTAGTAAACTGAAGTTGTTTTAAACCAATAGAGTTTCCACTTGCATCCGTTGGAGCAGAGAAAACAATATCAGATATTTTAGTTGAAGAGTCGTAGGCTAGTAATACAGCGGACATATAAGCAATTCCTTGATTAACCTTAAATAGGTACAGATAACATAAAAACACTTCTTACTTGTGTTGTGCAATAAGAGAGCATGATTTCCTGTCAATATTTTACAAGAGTAAGAGTTGCGGTCCAGTCTTCTTCCGTAGTAGAGCCAGTGTAAGTTACAGACCTAACTTGGTATCCACCATCAAACTGTCTTGACTTGAGATGTACTTTTCTTCCTGGATCTATTCCGGTTTGAATAAGACAAACTGCTGTAACAATTCCCTGTGGGTCAACTGTAGGAGAACCAATAAGACCAGTTTCTGGTGACAATAAAACTGCTTCTACTTGTAATGGCTGACCTCTTCTACGAATGGTAAGAACACCATTTTGAATTGCCCACCTAAGACCTGCACCTCTTATAATGCTATCTACAGTGTCTCTAGCTGGACCAGATGCTGTATATCCGGTAACAAACTGAGTAGTTCCATTTGTAAGAGCAAGGTTTGTAGCAAAGTCTGACAGGTTTCCTTCGCCAATGCCAAGAGCACTCACAGAAGCTCTAAGAACATCTTCTACAGTTGATCCTGCTGCAAATGACTGATTGATTCTAGCTCTTTGATATGACTCACCACCATCTTTTGCTTCAATAAGCATAGCAACATCAACACCATCTGCTTGAGTCACAATACCCTGAGCACCAGTTTGACCAAAGAATAGAGTATTGGGAGTAGGTCCATAACCTGCTTTAAGTTCAATCCAAGGTCTGCCAGCACGTAGAGACCTTGTTTCAATTCTAGTCGTTTGTGGTTCATTGCCAGTAGTTGCACTTCCTGGTGGTTTAGGAACGGTTCTGCTTGTTGTAACATAGTCCAACTGAGACTCAATTCTTTGTCTTGTAGCTTCAGATAGACCAAATACCTTTAAAGAACACTTGTTTGGTTCTCTTTTTATGGACTTGAATACAGAGAATTCAATGTCAAGGTCTGTAATCTCAACATCTCCAATACTAACATACCAAGAACGTCCGAATAATCTAGTAGTCATTACTTAATTCTCCTCAATAGGGCATCTATGATTCTCTTTATGAATAATTCAATAAGCATGATGTTATGAGTTTCCACTTACTGGTCTATATGCCAACTGAATAGGTCCTTTTAGGTTCATGTTTTCAAGGTTTGGTTCTGTGTGAGAGCCATCTGAAATAACAACCATCAATCCTGGCCACATTCTTGAATCTTTTACTCTTACTCCAACTGGATAGTTGGTTACAAGTCCATGTCCCATTAGAATTGGTTGTCTGTTTTCTGTCAGAACAGAAATGGTCCAACGTCCCCATCTTTGAATCCAGTCAAAAACAAGAACATAGTTTGTTCCATCAAGACTTACTATCATTTCATAATTTGGTTCTTTGGTGGAAGTAGTGTTTATTACTTTATAAATTGCCATGTTAGTTCTTTTCTAAATTTATGTTAGCCACCAAAGACAGATCCAAAATTGGAGTTTTCTGATGAAGTTGCATTGAATTGAATAGCCCCAGTTTCTGGTGTTGGAGTAGCTGTTGTGTCAACTTGAGTAGTTGTAGCTTGACCTCTAGAGTTTCTTGGTCTTCCACGAGGTTGAGTTGGAGTTGGAACTTCAACAAGTCTAGTTTCCACTACTCTAATTTGAACTAAGTCAACTGTGAAAGTAATGGACTCACCATCAGACTCCGTTCTTGGAGCACTGACATTAATCATCTGTACGTTTTCATAAACAAACAAGTCTGTGGCAACCGTAAGAAGAGTTGCACTTTCGCACAAAGAGTACAATTCATCAAACATGTCTTTTACGCGATTGAATTCTCTTGTGTATTGTTTGGTAACTGCCTTAGAACCCACCGTTCCAGGCACTGCTTGAACCTGTACCTGAACACCAAGAGAATTGTCACTCTTACCAGAAAATGGAACATCACCAAGTGGTGTGTTGGTTACAATTCCTTGAAGAGAGATAGTTCTTTGTCCAGGTCTTTTAAAGTCTGCAACATCTGCACCTCTTTCTACTGCATGAGAAGACACAGTTGAAGTAACTCCATGAGTTTCATTCATTACTGCATCAAACTCCAATAGATAAAAAGAGTCATCTGTTGGATCTGTATATGATATTTCTAGTGCCATTATATTACTTGTCTCTCTTGTTTATCTTTTATTGACTTCATATTGCTAGACCCTCTTGGTCTTCAAGTGCATCTCTTGTTGACTCTGCAAGAGCACGTTCTACTTCTCTAGCTGTCAGTCTAGAAACTTGGTTCTCATCTAGTCCTTGACCAGAAATTGAAATATTAATTGTGTTGTTGTTGGTTGCACCAGATAGTCTTTGAGCAGTAGAAGCACTTATTCTTGGTGCAGATGCAGAGTTACTAGAACGAGCTTCTAAACCTCTTGCCATGGCTCTACGTGTACTTGAGCGTTCTACAGCAGCTACGGTAGCATCTATTGTACTTGGTGATGGAGCAGAAGCCGTTCTTGGCTCTTCCCCAGACATTGCTCTGCCAGATCTTGCTGCTGCATTCTCTGCTGCAATCTCTTCTGTGGTTCCACCCATTTCTCTAGCAGTTTGAGTTGCAGCTCTACGTGCTCTTTGTTCTGGAGTCATGTTGATTTCTGCTGCATCCATTTCTAGAGCATCTTCAAGAGTTCCTGTAGAGCCTTCATAGCCTTCCACTCCCATAAGGTTCATCACTCTACCATGCATCCACAAGAGTGTCTTAAAGACGGTCTGTACAGCTCGGAAAGGCAACAAGATTGCCTGTGCCCATCTACCAAGAAAGTCTTCTCTTTCAAAGATACCATCCAAGAATGTACCAATGGTCTCAGACAGAGAACCAATTACAGATTCTCCACCTTGGAACCATGACCACAAGTCTCTGACAATAGCAATTACACCAGCTACACCAGCTACAACAAGAGCAATAGGTCCAAGAGTTGCAACCCATGCACTTGCAGCTGCTACAGCCATTGAACCAAATCCAATTACAGCCTTAGCTGCAAGAACACCCAATACAATGGAAAGAGCAGTTAGCGTTGTTGACACAAGACCAGTTTTATCTTCTAGTTCTGCTAACTTTGCTATTCCCACTGTGATAACTTGAGCAATAGCTGTAAGAGCAGGAGCAAATGCTTCTGTAAGTTCACTAGAAAGAGATGTCCAAGCAACTTGTTGTAAACGAGTAGCGGTTGTAAGTGCAGTAGATGCAGCAACTGCTTCTTCTGAAATACCTCCACCAAGGTTTTGAAGACTAGCAGCAGCTGCGTCAATGTCCATTCTGCCGTTACGCATTTCAACAGCTAGACGACCACCACTTTCTCCCATTAGTTCAATACCAATAGCAGCAGCTCTAGCGTCATCTGGCATTGCTCTCATGGCAGTGCTAACGTTTTCTAAAACTTGCTCCATTGGAAGCATGGCACCATGAGCATCTCTAATGGAAATTCCTAAAGCATTAAATCTCTTCTCTTCTTCAGAACCTGAAAGAGCTAAACCAAGTCTTTCTTGAAGTGTCTTTAGACCATCATTGAACAGTTCAGTTTCAATTCCCGATGCAGCAGCAGCATGTTGCCAGTTTTGAAGTGCTTGAGTAGTTAAACCAAATTGAGTTGCAGTTGTTTGCAGTTGAGTTGCCAACTGTGCAGTTTCAACCACAAGATTACGTATACCATTTACTAGAGCACCAGCTCCAAGCACTGTGACCAGGTCTTTAACTTTATCAATTACCTTGCCAATTTGTTCTTCGCCCTGTTCAAGTGCGTCAGTATCCATTTCGGAGGTAAACTTAACGAAAATTTCTGAAAGTGCTGACATTACATGCCCTCTGTTCTGTTTTTAGTGTTATTAACAACAATCATAAAGGTAAATAGTTCCGCAAAAACAAACTATATCTCTTATTAACGAATAGAGCAGTTTGTTTTGGTTATTTATACTTATATACTGATTTTGTAGTTCTGCTGCATATTTAGAGATAATTGACTTATGACTAAAATTAGAAACAATCAACAACAAATAATTGACTTCATTAAAGAGAACCAAACTAAACTGGAAGGTGTATCTGTAAATGATATTCTAGACCTACTTCCAATGTCTGGTGGACAAGGACAAACAAACTCAAGAAGAACCAATGTTAACAAGACCTTGGTTCACTTAGTTGATAGAAACTTGCTTACAAGAACAAGAGTTCTTGATAAAGATACATCTATTAGTCAATACAAGTACTTCGTCACGTCTGTGTGACATAAGAAAACAAGAAAACTAGGAATATAAGAAAGAAACTATTATGAAACAGAAGTTTACAAAAGAAATTGGTGAATTCACCTACGAATCTGAGCAACTACACTTGGTTGAAGCTAAGAAAATATCACTATTCTTAGGAAAGAAAGGTGTTCCTGCACTTTTAGTGATGCTAAAAAGTGCTCCAACCTTGCAAGGCTTGTTTGAATCACAAGACAACATTGCTGGTGCTATTGGTATGGGCCTTATGGATATCATAAAAGACCTAGAAATGCATGAACTTGACATGTTAGAACAAACCTTTGGTCGTTCATGCAGAATTCTTCATGAAGATGGTAGAAATATTCTCATGACTAAAGAAGTTATAAACAACCACTTCCACGGTGGAAACCTTATGAACTACTTTAAGTGGCTATGGTTCTGCATTGAAGGAAACTTTACTGATTTTTTTTCCGCTGCGGAGTCGGCTATTCAAAAGAAGAAGATGAAGGAGTAACCTATTACTCGCTTGTTCCAAGTAAGAATCCAAAACCAAAAAAGATAGAAGGTACAGACAAGTATGAAAATGGTTTGTTTTGTACTGACATTCCTCTTCCTGATTGGCTAGACTGGGACATGTGGAAGGTTCTATCAAGTGATAAGTTCAACGTAACTTTAAAAGAAATGGAAGAATATTGGAGTATTGATGATCTACAAAAGGCATTGTTAACTTTGCATACTTTTGAAGAACTTGAATATAGAAGAAACAAGAACCAACAGTTTATTGAAAAGCATAGAAACAACAAATAACTCTAAACAAGCTTAAATGAATAAAGGACCCAAGGTCTTATAGAGATAATCAAACTAGAAGCTTAAATGAATAAAGGACCCTTTCGGGTCCTTTATCTTTTATATGAGGAGAAAACAACAACTACTAGACCATTCTAGTAGATGAGAGATGTTAGTTTAGTGTCCGTAAACAGACTCAAGACTATCGAAAGCAATGACCCATTCTCTGGTGCCTGCTTCTGATTCAAATGAAAGGTCTGGTGCTGACTGAATCCATGCGTTCTGTGCAGTATGAACATCTGTGCCTTCAATGTTTTGAATCGTTAGAGAACCTACTCCACCACCGTTAGGAAGTGCATAGTCATTTCTACGAATCTCAGACAAGCGGTCATTGGAAAGTGAAGTCTGCATAAGACTAATTGTTACCGTTCCACTTTTGTTGTGCATCTTGGTTCTTGCAACTTTGCCATCAACGCCAACCTTTGAAGAGTAGTCATCTGCTGCTTTAGAGATTGCAATCATTGCACCATCTGACCAGCCATCAATGAAGTGACCTGCGAAAGTTACGTGAACTGCTTTAGGATTGTAGTAGGATGTTGACATGTATGTTACCTTTGAATATTATTGAAAATTGCTAGTACTAATAAGAACTATATTTGTAAATAGTGCTGTTATCTGAATTCTTTCTAATAGATTTGCTATGTTGTCTTTAATAGAAACAAAAAAGAGCATATTATAACTTTGAAATGAACTTCCAACCTTTGTGTTGAATTCTGGTTTTGGACCAACACAACCTGTACATGCTCTTTTCTGATAAGTCCTTGTCTTTACAAAACTCTCTTAGATTTGTAAATTGTACTTGTTCACCTTGCGGACTGAGAAACAGATAGGTTTGAACTCTTGCTATCTTCCCCTTTTGTGCTTTAGAGATGTTTGCTCTTGCTTCATCTGTGTGCTTTCTTCCCTTTGCTTTTTCAGACAGTCTTTTCTTGTATTCTGGATTGCTCCATCTTTCCTTTGCTCGTTTACCAGCTTCCAGTCTTGCCTGTGGATTATTCTCATAGAAAGCTCTGTGACTAGCTGTTACTTTTTCTTTATGTCCTGGTCTGGTCCACATTTCTTTACATGACTGTGAGTGTTTTTCTTTTACTTCCGGTCTTGAACCAATTTCTTTGTTTACTTCGGACATCTTTGCAATCCACTCAGGATCTTGTGCCTGTTCTTGTAGTCTTTGAACTTGACTATCTCTATATTCATCATCTTTCCACAAGTCTTTCATAACTTTTGATGTGTTCTTTCTACGTTTTTCACAGTTCCAAGAAGCTGACAATTTCTTTAGAAGATTATCTCTATATAATGGGTCTTTCCACAATTCTTTAGATGCTTTAGATTGTAGTTTCTTAGTTTTCTCTGGGTCTTTTGAAAAACAAGTTCTAGATGAAGCAATAGTTTGTTGTTTAAAGTTGTAACACAGTTCCCAAGATTCTTGGTATGAGTCTAGACGCTTCTGCTCAACTAACAGTCTGTCAGCTTGTTCTCCTACTACTACTTCTAGAATATGAAACTCAAATGCATCCGAGCCATCCCTGATAAATGCTGCTTGAAGATGTTTGTTGTGGTGAGTACCTTTATTGAGAGAGTTGATATGTTGAGTATATCTTTGCTTGAAGCCTTTTGCACTTCCAACATAGACCTTGCCATCTAATTTGTTGATGATTTGATAAATTCCACCTTGATTTGAATGTCCATTATAAAACGCTTGCATTTGTTTACTACTTTCTATTTTGGAATAAGAAAAGGACCCCGAAAGGTCCTTTCTAGTTACTTAGTAGTATAGGTCAGAGGTAACGGAATGTACATCTCAAACAGAGATGCGACCAACAACTTCAATCGTATTGATGGCACCTTGAAGTCTAGCCTCAAAGGTAACATCTACTAGCTTACGAAGTCCTCTGTTTGTTGTAGTAGCTGCTAGAGCCTTTGGAAGGGTTACAGTCCAGTCTGAGTCAAACAAACCAGCTGTAACTGCTTCTGCAAGTTGACCACGAAGTTCATTACCAATCATAGAAATACCTGCATCTGTGTAAGGAACCTTGTCGTTGTTTAGTTGAAGTGCAAGAAGTCTTTCTGCAAGTCTTGCTTCAAACCAGTCAATTCCTCTACGAACGTCAATCCATTCCCCTGAGTGAACTTTACCAGGGAAAGTCATTGGCTGACTGTTTGTAGTTGTGTAGTAGTTGGTGTTGTCTGTGTCAAACGTAGATAGATTAGATGCAGACCAGTTGTCTGTTGACAGACCAGCTACTGACTTGAAAGACCAAGCTGCTGAACCAGGTGCCTTAGTAAACATCTTAGCTGCTAGACCAGTTGCTCCATAACCTTCTGGGTCGCTCTTTGTAACAAGAGAGAACGTTCTGTCATTAGAAGCAAGTCTAAGTGCATTAGCCGTTGACGTGTAGTCAGCTGGGTTTGTAACTTGTGGTGAAGCACCAAACAAACGGCTGTTTGCTAGAGTCCAAGTAGCAACATCTGCAATGTTGGCATCTGAGTTTACATCAATGAAAACACCATAGAAGTCTGCTGACTCATTTAGGATAACTCCTAGTTGAGTATCAAATCCCCAGTCACCAGTTGTGTCGGTGAAGTCACCATAGCCTGTGATGTCTTTTACGAATAGACGTGGTCCATTGCTGGTGGCAGTAAACACAACTGTGTCACCGGAGGCAGACATAATGGATGAACTTAGAGCTGCAACTACACCAGCTGTTGCTGCTGCACTTGTGTTATAAGGAACATCTACATCTAGTTCTACACCAGCAGAGTCTACAAGAGTAAACTGAACGCTAGAGCCTGTAACCATGCTGTCAAGGTCAAGAACGCTTGTGTGTGGCGTTGCTGGAGCTGGTAGACGTCCAACTTTTACAGATGGTGGTCTTGGGTTTTGAGAGAATGCTGAAGCAGCTAGCTTATATACTTGATCGTTGACGGTGAATCCATCTGTCAACATTCCATTGAGAGACGTGTAGTCACGGTAGTTCTCAGTGAAAACTGAGTGATAACCTAAGCAAAGTGGAGTACCAAAGTTTGCTTGACTTGGAGTCACTGTTGCAAGTGAGATGTTTACTTGAATGATTGAGGATAGTTCCATGATATTAATTTAATCCTTTAGCAGTTTGCTATATGTTCTAAATAGTCAACAATCTCTATATCTTCATTTCTAAATATGAGATTTTACTATTAAGTAGTTCGGTTTGACTTGTTAAATGTGAAATTTGTTTCTTTAGTTCCTCATTCTCTTCCTTTTCAAGAAGATACAAACGTTCCCAAGACTTAGTTTTATTACGGAATAACTAGTTGATATATGTAGTAACAAGTACTGAATACAAGAAACAACTAATTGCAAATATAAGAAAGAGTAATTGCATACATGTAAATATGCAATATTATCTATATGACACCAATACTTTAGTTTGTTAGTGCATATAAGGTATTGGGAGGTATAGTAATTTTACTAATGATAATTTACCATGGGCTTCTTCCAATTCTAAGATCAGATCGTGCTTTATTCATGGCGTTTATGAAGCTGTTATTTTGAGGTTTGTGTAGAATGTCTAGAGCTTGAGAAAATGCATCAACACAGTCATCATTCTTTGACCTTGGAAAGGTTATCATTTCTTTTACAAAGTCTTGAAACCAGTGAGGTTCTGGTGATGGATAAAACACATTAGGCATTAGAGGAAGAACTGCATTAGCTCTTGCTGACTTTGATGACATTCTTTCTCCACGAGGTGGATATGGTTTTACTCCTGGTATGTGGTCTGAAAGCATTCTCATAACTGCTGCACCACCAGCTTTCTTTTCAACATGAACTCCAGTTACCTTTGGATACTTTATAGTCAGGTCAAGAATTGCTTTAGTTGCATCAATAACATCCATCTTTCTTCTTACTTGGTCTACAAGATAGAAGTTAGGTGACTTCTGTGCCCATACTTGAATAACTGTATAGTCAGGATTGATTGCAGTTTTTTCATCTTCAAATGAACAGTCAACAGATAGAATCCAAGTTGCATCTGTTGGTATCTCTGTCCACTTGTTATCAAAGTCTTTTAGTTTAAACATGGCTCCACCTAGTGGAACTGGGTTCTGGTCTAATTGAGCACTTGCGTTTATTGGACCAAGACTCTTTCTTATGGTTTCTACAGTCTGTAAGTCAAATCTAGATTCCCATAGAAGTTCTTCAGAGCTTGTTCTTGGGTCACTTGTTATTCTGTTTATAGAGTTATCAACAGTGTAGCTAGGATGCCCTGTAGAGCCTTGTGTAGTTCTGGTGATACAAGGAGTCGTCTGTTTGTTTACAGAGCCTTCTAGGGCATCCTGAGAGCTTTCTAGAGTGTTTGTAGAACTTATAGCTGGTCCTTGCATTGGCAGAATGATAGACTTGTATCCAGCATCTATGCATCTTGCAGCAGGGTCATCTGTATGTAACCTTTGCATAATGCCAATCTTGACTGTCTTCTTTGGATTGGACTGTCTTGTAGCCATTGTATTAAACCAAAAGTCATTAGCTTTTTCCATTGCCAAGTCTGAGAATGCATCTTGAGCCTTTAACAGGTCATCAAATACTAGAATATCTGCATGTCTTCCTGTAACTTGGCCACCAACAGATGTAGAGAACCTAAAACCATGTTGCATATTTTCAAAGAATCCTACTTGTGCAATTGTATCTTTGGTGATAGTGCATATGTTTCCCCATCTCTCTTGATACCAATCTGAATTTACAATGTTTCTATGCTGTTTTGCACTCTTATTACTAACATCTTGTGCATATGATGAATAGATAAACTTCTTTCCAGGGCTGTGAGTCCAAACCCAGGCAGGAAAGAATACAGAGCAACATAAAGTTTTCATGCAGCCAGGTGGAATGCAAACAATTAGGTTTCTATATTCAGGGTCAACTAGAGACTGTTCTAGTGCATAACAAATTAAGTCAATGTGCCAGTTCCAAACGAGTGGGTCAGGTTCAACTAAGTTCCATGACAGTTTGATAAACTCTGCAAGACCACCTTCTTTGATAATATCTTTCTCAAGTTCAATAAGGGTATTTTGATTTAGTAGCGTCATACTCTAGTAAGTATGGTATATACTTTTATACGCTTTATTCTTTTTTCTTATTTACAACTGAATAGAAACCTTCACCAGATTTGTTCTGTTTTGAAGAAGATGAGTATTTCTCACTTGGATCTATGACAGGTAGAAATACTTTGAGAGTTGTTTCTTTATCATGAACTCCTAGTGACTTCTTGGGTTTGTTGTTGCAGCTACTACACATGGCTTCAAGGCTTTGAACTCTAGACATAAGTGTTTTAACTTGTCCTGTTAGACTTGCAATTTCTGCTTTGAGTTCTTTGTTTTCTTTCTTGGTTTCTTCGTAGAGTTGCTGCCATTCTTCTGCTGCATTCTTTGTAGAAGCTTCTCTGTGTTGTTTAGAACCATATAGTTTTACAAAGGCACCTATAGAATATCCAAATACTGCTCCAAGAACAGTTAATATTCCACCTTTTATCAATAACATATATTCCATAAGTAACCTTTCATAGTCAGTTATAATAAATATATGTTATTCTGATTACTTGCCAAAATAATAACAGGTCAACCGAAGTCCGCTAAATTATACGCCCCACTCCTGCGTGATGTAGTCCTCGACGTCCGTATTTCTAGCGGCGGTGTAGATGGCGAGAAAGAGGATGTGTCCAGCGAAACAGAAAGAGGTGGCAGCGCTGGATGCACCAATAGCTACGTTTCCTCCGATCGCGCTGTCTGCTGCCCATCCTGTCGTCGCCCCAACGGTGCCGTTGATCCAAACGCGCGATGATCCAGACAGTACCTCAGCGCTCAAACGCTGCAATCCGGTTGTCGCATCCACGCCTGAGTCACGGTTTGCGACGTCGTAGACGCCCCAATCGCCGCCGCCTGTGCTCATCGTCCCAAATGCGAGGCGCCCCGTCTGGACGTCCAGTATGAGCCTGTATGCAGCACCAACCGTGGTCGGGTTGACGACAGCGTATATTGACTTCGTGGACGCTGATGCCGTGAGCCCGGAGATCTGCAGTGCGTCGGACGTTCCGTTGAACAGTAGGCTCGCGTAACCGCCTGTGGTCGTCAGGCTCGGGCGCTTGGCGTCGTTTGTCTGTGCCGCATTGTGGCCCGCGTGCAGTCCGAGCCACGAAGACACGCCCGTGCCCGCCTCGGTAATGCCGGATCTGGCGTCCCACGCTTCGAGCAGGTTCGTGGTGGGCAGGGTGAGCGGAGCTGGAGTAGCTCTAGCACCTGCCTGAGCAATCAGCCCTGTAGCAGGCAACATCATGATGTTACACCTGCACACCACACGATGCTTGACGACCTACGAACCATCGTAACAGCACCGTAGTTGACACTGACTGTGACAGACCCAGAGATAACGGCAGGTCCAACAAGCGTGGTTCCAGCTGCTCCAGATACAACAAGGTTGGAGGCACCCTCTCTCACAATCATTGTATTCCAGTTATCTGCTAGTGCAGAGCCAGACGCTACAAGGGTCACGACTCCAGACGTTGTGTCAACGAAAACGATCTTGCCAGCATCGGAATTGTCAAACGCTCTGTTTGCTGCGCTGTACGTTTGAGGTGTGAACAGAGGAGAATAGAATGTTGCGTTGGTTGAGGACACCGTGCCAAGGCTGTCAATCACAAGAAGCTTTGAACCGTCTTGAGTAGGGTCTGCATTGTCTTGATCATACTGTGCTTGAAGCGTCACCACAGAGGCGCTTACGGTGAACACATCAGATTCAGAAGAAACAACAGATTCATCCGACTGCCATTGAACCTGGATCTTAGCTTGTGAGCCGCTGGCGGTTGTCTGCAAGAATGAACGGAACGCTTCTGGCCCAATGTCCTTGCGTCGTTCGATACCAACCGATGTGTTGGTGGTAGCAAAGTCTCCAACGCTGATTGCTGTCTGCGTCTTAGATGTCGTGGATCCTGGATTCGTAATGAACGTATAGAATGATGACGACTGCTTAGACTCACTTGGGTTTGCATGAATGATGCTCATTCCATCGAAGAAGCCTGCAACGGCTGCGTCTCCTAGAGCAAATGTTGTTGTCAGTCCAGATGTTGTGGTTGCCGAAGCACTGAATGTTGTCTTGGTCATGCCCATGACCTGGGAGCCTTGGATGTTTGCAAGGATGGACTTGTTCGAACCGTCCCCTACAATGTCTGTAGTTAGTGAAACATCTGATGTAGTATTAGTAATGGTTGTGCCACCTCCACCTCCACCACCACCGGAACTAGAGATTTCTAAAGTAGTTCCCGTATCATTAATTGTAATGTTAGAACCAGCAGTTAGAACTCTGCCATTTGGTATAGAACCTGTTGAAGACACAAGTAAAAAAGAAG